ATTTTACCCCTCGCGTAAGACTTTTTTAAACTGAAAGGAAAACCCATGGAAAGCCTAGACGAATTTAACCTATCCAACCACATCCGCCTGATGGCCCGTATTGAGGCGAGGAAGGTCGTGCTGGAAGTTTTGGGGAGCCTCAAAGGTAGACTGCTCTGGCAAGAAATGGACGCCTTAGAAGCCAAAATAACCCCCAAGTGCTCAGGAGTGGACACGCCCGATAGTGGGGAAAAGGGAGGTGAGAAATGATTGGCCCGATTTTGCCTAAGCGCAGTCCTGATCAGATTAGGGATGATGCGATGCGAGTATTCCGGCAACAGGCACCGGCCAAGTACGATGAGGGTCAGGCGCGTCAGGAGGTTACTTCCAACTTGGATGATCATCCTGATTTGGGTCAGGCGATTCGGGAAGAGTTGATGGATGCTTGGTTCTACAATGAGAGCCGTGAGAGGCAGATAGATGAGCTACGATTGCGCGTGGATAACCTTGAGCGCATGGTTGAGTATTACAAGGAATTGGCTAAGAGGTGATTATGGATGCGGAATGGCAATATGTTTATTTGGAAACCTTGGGCATCATGGTTGGGGATGGTGAGCCGGATGATGGTCATAAGAGGGATGCTGCGGTGCGGGCTGATGAGCATGTTTCGCGGTTGAGAGAGATGGGGGTTGGGGATGAAACCGGATGATGCGCGATTCATAATTGATTTGATGGTCATCCTATTCCTGTTGTCGGTTTTGGTTTGGTCAATTCGGGAGGCATTTTTATGAGTGAGATGAAAAAAAAGAAATTGGATGCGTCGGCTACTGATTTGGAAAATTTTAGCCGGCAGATTTTTGGGCTGGAATTGTACAAGTGGCAACTTCAGGCCATGAAGGACATTACGGGTAAGGGTGGTAAGAGTCGGGTAGCGGTTCGGGCGGCTAATGGTTCGGGTAAAACGACCATGTTGGCGGCGCCGGCTGCGTTATGGCATGCGTTGATTTATCCTAACTCGATTACCATCACCACTTCTGGGGTATATCGGCAGGTTAAGGAGCAAATGTGGCCTTGCATCCGCTCGTTGGCAGGGAAGGTCAATGGTTGGGGTGTTCAAATCAATCAAACGGACTTAACAACCTCCACAGGCAGCCGGATCATTGGATTTTCAACGGATGATCCGGGCAGATTTGAGGGTTGGCATGCTGAAAACCTGATGATCATCATTGATGAGGCTAAAACGGTTGCTGATGGCATTTTTGAGGCGGTTGCACGTTGTCAACCAACCCGTCAACTGGTCATTAGTTCACCCGGAGGTTGTTCGGGGGAGTTTTTTCGGATTTTTAACAAGCAACAGCACTTGTGGGATCTGCATAAGGTGACCAGTTACGATTGCCCGCATATTTCGGATGAATGGATTGAGGAACAGTTTGATCGTTGGGGTCGGGATCATCCATTGATCAAGTCAATGGTGTTTGGTGACTTCATGGAGATGGCTGATGAGCGGTTAGTGATCCCATTTCCTGCGTTGGACAATTGCCAGAACAATCCGCCGAGTAAAAAGGGTAAAGAGGTTGCTTGTGGGGTGGATTTTGCTGGCGGCGGTGACGAGAATGCGATGGCGATTAGGCGCGGGAATAAATTGGAGAAGGTAATCACTTGGCGCGAGAAAGATACCATGGCCAGTGTGGGTCGGTTCATTATTGAATTTAAAAAGGCCGGCCTGAAGGCGGATGAAATTTATTGTGACGTTGGTGGGTTAGGCTTGCCGATGGCAGATGCGTTGGCTGAAGCGGGTTGGTCGGTGCATCGGGTTAACTTTGGTGGGCGGGCGCATGATCATGATGCGTATGTGAACCGTTCGGCTGAGATGTGGTTTGCCACTGCTCGTTTGATTGAAAAGTGTGAGATCATTTTACCGGATGACGATGTGTTGGTGCAGCAATTGACGAGCCGGCGTTGTTCGGCCAGTAAGAACGGCAAATTGAATCTGGAGAGTAAGGCTGAAATGAAAAGCCGCGGGTTAGCTTCGCCGGATAGAGCGGATGCGGTTGTGCTTGCAGTATCCGCCCGCGGCGCCATTGATGATATGCTGACTGAGTATGTGCGCCCGAGCCTTGATGAAATCTTTGCCGGCCAAATGGATGGGGATGCCTTACCGGAGGGCATGGATGTGGGTTATTAAAATTTTCGGAAATTAACCTACGCCTTCGGCTACGGTTAATTTACACCAAAAAATACTTTTATTGTACCGGAACAAAACGCCTTTATCTTCCGGAAGAATAAGGGCCATTCCTCCGGAACAAAACGCCTTTATCTTCCGGAAGAATAAGGGCCATTCCTCCGGAACAAAACGCCTTTATCTTCCGAGGCCGGGTCATTTCCGCGTTCAATAACTGTTCAACCAATAAAAATGCCCTTTTTTTGGGGGAAAAGGGGCAGTGAGGATGGGGTGAAACTCCTTCCCAAAAAATACTTTTATTGTTCCGAATAAACCCCCTCTCTGTCTACCGGAACAAAAGGGGCTATTGTTCCGGAAAAAATCTTATGTGGGGAATTACCGAATTACCCACAGAAAACCTTCCGGCGGAATAGGGGCTATTGTTCCGGTAGACTTTTGTCCACTCCCGTCCACCAAAACAATTCACTGCACCTGAAACCTGTTGCGAGGGTAAGGGGTGATGTCGTCTAGTCTTATGGATGGGCAGATTATCGCGCACAGGTCTGCATGGCGTGATCCTTGATGATCTGAAGGATCGTTCGCAGTGGGACACCCGGCAAAGCATGTTTTATCGCATGCGCCATAATGGTTTGCGGCGGAAAAACAAGCCATGGCCGGGGGCGTCTGATGCACATTTCCCTTTGAGCGACACCGTGATTCAGCGGCTGGCGCCATTTTATTTTCAGCAAATTTTCGCGACTGACCTCATCGCTCAGTTCACTCCTGTTCGAGATAAAACGCATGCTTACGCAAACGCTGCGGCGCAGTGGTTTGACTACCAGATGAAGCAAAAGACCAATATCGAAACCGAGATTTTAGCGGTGATCGATTTCATGCTGATGAGTGGGCGCGGGGTGATGAAAACCTTTTGGGATGAGGAAAAGAAAAAGCTCAATTTTCAAAGCGTGGATCCGCAGCACATCATCGTACCGACTTGGACTCGGGACTTGATGGACGCTGATCGGATTGTCCATGTCCAACACTATTCACCCGATGCTTACCGGCGCAATTCACTTTTCAAGCAGGACGAGCAGTTGATCAAAAAGATCACTGGAAGTGGCACCGATGTAAGGGGTGACAATATGAAAGTCCAAGCGCAATACCAGCGCGAAGGGCTTACGTATAATGAAGATAATTACATTATCGTCTGGGAAGTCTGGTGCCGGGACAGTGATTCCAATTGGTACTGCGAGACGTTTTCTCCGCTTGTACCTGAAGAGGATATTCGGCCAACTTACAAGTTGGGTAAAGATTACAACGGTAAACCTCCTTTCTGTCAATTCGAGTACGAGATCAAGGATGGACGTTGGTACTCGCCGCGTGGTGTGACCGAGATTGTCGCGGTTCATGAAGCTGAATTGAGTAAGACGCTGAATGAAAAGAATGATTACATGACGCTGGTTAACCGGCCCTTGTTCCGTTCCGAGCGTGAGTTACCTAATGCGGCTAACCTGAAATTTTCTCCGGGCCAAATTTTACCTTACAACATCCAGCCGGTGCCCATGCCGCCACCGCCGGTTAGCTTCGATCAAACCATGATGTTCACTCGGGACATCGCGGAGCAACGGGTAGCCACGCCTGACTTTGGGATGAGTCAAAGCCTGACTAACACTGAGCGCCGGACGGCTACTGAGATTAATCAGATCAGTAATCTGTTTAGTCAGAGCAGTGATTTGCGTTTACGGGTTTTCCGGATTGGCTTGGGGCGCCTGTATAACACGGCTTGGAGTTTGTTGCGGAAGCATTCCTCGAAGGATTTAAATTTCTGGTACACCGACACGGTGAAGGAATTGCCCGGTGCTGCGTTATCGGAGCAATACCATGTGAGGCCTACCGGCAGCGCCGATGGCGTGAATCGCACTTTCATTTATCAGCGTGCGGTCAATCGGATGCAGATGTTTGGTAATGATCCGTTTATTGATCAGGGCGAATTGCGTAAGAGTGTGTTGGAGGCTGATGATGTTGCACTGGTCAAGCGGCTCTACATGGATCCGGAATTGAAGATGGCGGATCAGGCCGAGGATCAGGCTAATGAGTTAACCTTCATGCGGTTGGGCTTCCCAGCGGTAGTGAAGGGAATGGACGATCACGCTACGCACATCAGAACAATTTTGGGATACATTTCAATGTCATCCCAAGCGGGCCGGCAAGTTGAACCAATGGAGATGCAGAGAATCCAAGAGCATATCACAATGCACTTGGATGCGCTTCGCGAAAAAGACAAAAAGGCCGCCAAGGAGGTGGAGGCGGAAATTGCCGGCTTGTTAGCGGCAGGTTCGCAGCCAGCAGCCGGACAACCCCCGCAGGAAGCTGCGATGGGGGCACCCGAGCCGATACCACAGGGTGAGGCGGCGTTGCCACAGCAAGCGCCTTTGGGCGAAGAAGTAATGGGGGATCCGTATGTTGCGTAAGTTGCGAGCCTGCCTAAATTTTTTGCGCCTTAACTCAATTAGCCACAGGGATATGCCTGAGTGGCGAAAAGAGGATGCGGCTGCATTGAGGAAATTTTTCCAAGGCGAATCAGGAGAGCGTTTAAGGGTCACGCTCCTCCAAATGACGATTCAACAGGCCTTGGATGGTACGTCGAGGGCGGGTAATGATCTGGAGTATCGTGCAGGATACGCGGCGGGGTTCAGGGGGGCCATTGCGAATTTAGATTCGTTGATGGCCGAGCCGGTTATCACAGATCCGGATCACCGCCCCGATGTACCGACTGATGATTTGGCGTGGTTGAACGAGCAAGAAGATAAGTATTATGGCTAAAGAAACCACTGATGAGAGGATGCAAGACCGTGAGGAATTACTGTCAGCCCTAGAGGCTGCTGACACGGCTGCAAGCGAGGAACCCCGAGAGTCCGAAGAACTCGCGTCGGATAGTCAGGAGGCTGAAAAGCCTGAAACCACGCCGGAACCGGAAGCGGAGGAAAAAGCTGAATCGACGGAGGAAGCTGAAGCCAAGGCCGATGGTGAAGTGAGTGAGGAAGCGGAAGATAAGCCGCTCAGTAATCGCGAAAAAAAGAGCAATGAACGACTCAGTAAAGGTTGGGATAAACTCAACTCTGAGAAGGCGGCGCTCAAGCGGGAAAGGGAGGCATTGGAACAGGCTCAACAAGAGCATTCCGATGATCAAACCAGCCCGCAGGATTATCGCGATTTGGCGGATCGCTATCGGGAGGACGGTGAAACCGAGCTTGCCGATTTGGCGGAAGAAAAGGCGCGAGGCGTGGAAAAACGCCAAGCTGAACGGAAGGCTAAAGAAGTCGCTGCCACTATTGAATCGGGTTGGAATGAAAACCTTGCAGACCTGCAAGAGCAATATCCTGACCTTAAAGATGGTGATAGCGAAATGGCCCGCGGCGTTGAACATATCCTGAATCAACGTCCGGCTCTGCGCGGTTACGCGGAGGGCATTCAGGATGCCGTTGAGTTTGTGCAATCCAAGCTCGCAGCTAAAGAAGTTGAATCGCTCACAAAAAAGAATGGCGATCTCCAAGCGGAGATCGATGAACTAAAAAAACAAACCAGTGTATCGGGGTCACCTCCTGAGCGGGAATCGTCGCCGTCAACATTTGATGACATGAACCAAGATAAGCGCCGCGAGAAATTGCTGGCTGCCATGGCTTCAGCCGACGAGCAAGGGATGAACATGACTGCGCTCCGATAACACGCAAGATAAGGGGTAAAACATTATGGCAGTAGGAACTGGAACCTCTGGAATCTCTACACAATTCCAGCGGTATTTTAGTAAAGAGCTTTTGGACTACATCCAAAAGTCTCTGCAAATGGTGCAATTCGCAAACAAGGCGCCGTTGCCGGCCAAGTCTGGCAGCAAAACCATTCGTTGGTTCCGCTTTGACGAGCCTTCGACTAGCAGCATCGAAACTCTCAGCACTGAGGGTACGAAGCCGGCAGCCGAACGCGCATTGTCTCTTGCAAACGTGGACGCGGATCTTGTCCAGTACGGTCAAATCATCAGCATCACCGACATCCTCCAACTCACCGAGTTGTTCAACCA